GAAACCGTCTGCGTCCCACCGAAGTCATGCACCGAACAACCGCGCGTGGCGACCGGGCCATTGCGGGTGGTGTTGTAGATCATACAGCCCGCGACCGAGAACGTGGCTGAGGTCCACGATGGATCGGGCGAGAAGTCGGTGAACGCCGTGGTGCCCGAGGTGGTCGGGTCCACATTGGTCAGGGTCGCACCGCCTGCGGTGTAGCCGGTGCCGGTGACTTCATCGGAATTGCCGGTGATGTCGGTGTAATTGGTCGAGGCCGCGCCGTAGGTGCCTGCCATGCCGATCTTGATGAGCGCGATCTTGAAGGTATCGCCCACCGTGGTGCAGGTGGCCGCAGGGCCGACCGTTCCGGTATGCGCCTTCGAGAGCGTGATTTGCGTGGCGGAATCAATCGAGGCGATCTTCGCGCCCGCCGCAATGTTGGTTCCGGTCACCGTGTTGCCGACCGCAAGGCCGGTCAGCGACGAGACGGACGTGAGCGTGAACTGGCCGCTGGTGCCGCTGGCGGTGAAGGTCCGCGATTGATTGAAGCAATGCAGCCCCGAGAGCAGGTCGCTCTTGAAGCTGGTCAGCATTGCGGTGGTGATGGCCATGGCGCGCTGTCCTTAGTTCGAGTGACGAACGCGGAACGCCTTGGCGTCCGCATTGTCGGGGTTGCGGTCAGCGTGCCAAGACCGCTCGACATGCTGGGCGTTGGCATAGTGCTGGGCGATGATCTGCTTCATGGCAGCCTCGACTTCCGGCTTGCGGAAGTGTTCACCAAACGGCGTGAACTCCATGGCGTCATGGAATTTCGTCATCGCCTCGTCAGCGTGACTATGCGGCGTCAGCTTCTTCCCGAGCCGCTTGCAGCCTTCCTTGCTGAGTGCTTCGCGCTCCTCGTCCTGCACGCACTGACAACCTTCCATGAAGATTTTGAACAGCACGGGATTGAGTTCGCGCTTGGCCTGACGCGCCGCTGCGGCTTCCGGGGTGTCGGCATCGTCCGCGATCTGGATCAGATCGAGAATGGTTTTGGTGGTGAGATCGGCCCACTTGTCCGCAGGATGCGGGCCGCCGTTGGTGATGAGGAAACTGACCATGGAGGTGACCTTTAGTGTTCGAGAACTTCAAAGGCGGCTGCCCGCCCATCGGGACCGCGCTTGGTGATATTAACCGTGCGCTTGCGCGGCGCGGCCTGCGGCTGCGAAACCATCGGCGGCGCATCGGGCGCGGCCGGTGCTGCATCTTCTGCTGGCATCGCTGCTGCGGCAGGATCGCCAGCGGGCGCCCCGCCACCTGCGGCCATTTCCTGCTTGATCTTATCGGCCGCGGCAGCCTCTTCCGGCGTGTCGATCGGTGAGCCATCGGGCGCGAGACCCTTGGCGACGTTCTGCTGCTGACGCACGCGCTCGGCATGGTCGAAGCCCATGTCGGCGGCCTTGCCGACCTGATCCATGTGGCGGAAGTGATTGTCGAGCTGCTGGTTGATCTGTTCAGCAAGCATCTGTTTCTGCGCAAGCCCGATGCCCGCGACGTTCACCACGGCATCGATAACCGCCTTCTTGGCCTGGGCGCGCTTCAATTCCGCATCGGCCTTGAGCTTGTCCGCTTCGAGACCGGCCGTTGGATTCGCCTTCGGCTGGCCCTTCTTGACGAACCGCTTGCCGCCGTCGCGGTAGCCCGCAGCCCCGAACACCTCGGACATGATCGCTTCCACGTCCATGGTGTATGTGCCGTCCTGAAACTCCGGCGACATCTGCAAGAGAGGCATCGCCACCTGTGTCGCGCTGTTGAACTTGGCGAGGCGCTGCTGCGGGTCGCCCGCGCCGAGGCCGATGTTCACGCGGATCGTGACGTTGTTCTCCAACAACTCGTTGGTGATCTCGTCGATGCCATACTTCTGGATGAGCTGGGCGCGCTCGCCGCACAGTCCGAGAATGATCGGATCGCTCTCGTAATACTGCTCAAGCCGCACGAGCTGCATCAGAACTGGCTCGCACCACGTTTCGATCCAGATGCGGATGTCGAATTCCTGCACCGCGTTGGCCGCGCCGGCCGCCAGCTTGAGGCCGCCGAGCGTCTTTCCGAGCGCGTTGTTGTCCTGCACCGTGCCGTAATTGGCCTGTCCGGCGAGATCGTCGAACTCGATGTCGAGCTGCTGCTTGAGGATCTGCGTTCCGGCCGACACGTCCGGCGCCTTCTCCCAGGTCACATCGTCCTTGTTGTTGACCATGATCGCGGTGCCCTGACCGCGCCGCTTCAACTGGTCGAGGTCGATCTGACGGCCACGGACCACCTTGGTCACCGGCATCACGTTCTGCTTGATCGCGTCCATGGTCAGGTTGCGCAGATCGTTCGATTCCTGCTGCAACGGCTGCCAGCTTTCGGCGGCCGACTGCGGGAAGATCGAGAACGCCTCGAACGCGCCGTAGCCAATCACCACCGGGCGCTCTCCGAACTGCTCGGGATACACCTCGCGCACCGGCTTTGGATCGGTGAGCAACGCCTGATCGTCCACCGAAATGAAGGTCCAGTCCTCGCCCGCGGTGCGGATGAAGGTCTCGAACACCCAAATCACGTCGAACTCGTAGCCGGTCTGGCTCTCGTCGAAGCGGTCGATGCCGCGTTCACGCGCGCGGCGGATCGCGGCCATGTCCATCTTGGCGCGATCGCCTGCAGCTTTCAGAACGCTCTCGGCCACCTTGTTCCACGGCATGCGCGGGTCGTACTGCTTGCGCCGGATCTCATCCATGCGCATCGGCCATTTGAGAACCAGATACGCCGAATCCTGCGCCGGGTTGGTCCAGTCGGCAGCCGGATCGATGATGAAGTTCTCAGATGGAAACAGCGCCGAGTCCGGCCGGTCGATGTCCGGCACCCACACGTCGCGCATTTTACCCGGCTCATCGGGCGATTCCTCTTCGCCGTCGCGGCGCAGTTCGAGCTTCCAGTATTGCTTCGACAGGCAAATGCCGGTCAGCAATGAGGTCTGGCGCGCGCCCATGGCGACATGAAACCACGGGATCGAGGCTTTGCCCGACGAACGGTCGGTGCGGTAATTCACAAGCTCCTGAATGATCCCAGCCGAGGCGCGCTGGTTCTTGTCGCCCTCGTTGCCTGCCATGCAGTTCACGGCATCGATCGAGCCGAACAGCGAAGCCGCCACCGACGCCATATCCTTGCGGATCGCGGTGCGCGTCTTCGGAATGAACAGCTTGGACCGATTCAGGAAGTCCTTGGTTGTATACTTCGATCCGGTGAAATGCTCCTGATGGTACGCCTTGTAGGCGCGCTCCCATGCTTGCCGGTTCACCTGATTGGAATAAAGCTGGGCCTGCGACTGCACCTCGCCCAGCATTTGCAGGAATGTCTTGTCGGTCGGCTTGCGATCGAACGGGATCGTATCGTCGTCCTCGTCAGCCGGGTCGGCGCCATCGGTGGCGTAATCCTCGGCCGCAAGCTCCAACTCATCATCGTCATAGTCGATCGCGGCTGCGCGCGGGTTTCGCACGCCGTCCTCGCCTGCGGTGAAGTGTGCAGCGGCACCATGGCCCACGGTTGGCACGCCCTCAGTTTTCGAGTGCGATCCGGGTTGTGCCTGCCATGCCATTACGAACCGCTCCCCTTCACGTCGCGGAAGTCGAACAAATGCTTATTCTCCCGCGCGTTCTGCATCAATGCCATGTCGATCTGGCCGCGCGGCAAGTGCATGCGCTCAAGCAACTGGCCGCCGCACTCCTTGATGAAGGCCGGGGTCAGGTCTTTGTAATCCGCCAGACGGATCACGAAGTTGAGCGTCGGACCCATCAGGTCAGGGATCGAGAAGTAAACGATGCCCTGCTTGATCTCGCTGACGACGCGCCACGCATAGCCGAAATAGGTTTTCACCAGAATCTCGGCCACGTCGCGCGCAATGCCCTGATCGACCGCATCGAACTCATCCTTGGTGCCATCCAGCGGCGGAACATACTTCCGCTGGATGTCCATCTTGAGCTTCTGCGCGCCCTCGACGATTTCCGATTGAACAAGAATCGGATCGTCAGAGACATGATCTCCCCCGAACACGGGCATCGTGGTTACTCGCCCTCGACCGGCTTCACGCCGGCCTTATCCGGCACGAGCGCGGTGGGCGATGGCTCCGGGGTCAGTCCGGAGGCTGGCTTGCCCTCGGGGTCGAAGTCGGCCGCGGTGATGCCGGGAGCGAAGGTGTTCTTCGCCTCATCAGACGGCGGCTCCGGCGCATCTGGCGATGTGATCGAGGCCAGCAACTCGTCGAACTGGCGCTGCAACGTGGTCATCGCCTCTTCCAGCGAAGAAATGCGGGTGTGCGCCTCGTCGAGACCCTCGGCCAGCGTCGACGCGGCTTCGCGCGAGGCGTCGTCGGTGGCAGGCGCAGAACCGCCATTGAACAGCGCGGCGAAATACTCGTTCACGCCCTCGATGAACTCTTTGACGGTGGAGTGTTCGGCGCCGTCGCCCTGGCCGAAGCCCTGATGATTGTTCGACGGTGCCTTGAATGGCTTAAACATGACGCAAATCCTTGGGTTTGGAGGTGTGGAAGGGATCAGGGCAGCAAGCACGCCCCAACAGTGGCCGTGAAGTTCGGGGACGAACCCGCACCGGACACCACGACAACGCGCCACTCTTCCCCGATGAAGTTGAGCGCGGACACATTGTTCACCGCCGCGATGTCGGGGTGAACAATGTACTCCGTGGTGCCGGTGGCCGTCAGCGATACGGACGAAAGACGGTCGATGTACTTGCCGCTCGCCTTATCCTTGGTCTGAATCTTCACCACGACATCGATGGTGCCGGAGTTCTTGGTCAGATCGACGGTGACGCGCACGCCACGCGATGAGGTGTTCACCTGATCGGCGCTGTTCGTTGTCGCGGCGCCAGCGGCCGTCAAGGTGATGAGCGCGCCGAGATCGCGCACGGTGCGCGGCAATACCTGCCCGCTGGTCGGTGCGTCGGTCAGCTTTCCGGTAAAATCAGCCATGACTGGCTCCTATCAGGTGTTTGGCTCGTCCGAATATGGACCTTGCCGTGATGTGTCCTCGTCGAAGCGTCGGCCGTTTGAGAACTGGTAGAACGGCTCTTTGCGCTTCGCGCTCTCGAAGTCCGGATCGGCGCGGATCACAAGCGCCCGATACGGGATCTGCAAGGTTTTCACCTTGCGTGGGCCTTGCGGGTTACTCGCCATGGTCGGCTCCTATGCGTCTGGATGCGCGGTCGGCTGGGCGCTGACGCCCTCGAACACCACCGGCTTTTTCGGCTCAAGATCGAAGATGCGGCTCACAGCATCGATCAAGTCGTCATGCGGCGCGAACGGATGGAAGCGGGCTTCCTCGATGAACACGCGGGTCAGGTCGTACAGGTTGCTATCCTCGTCGCGGCGCTTGAGCGCGGTGACGATGCGATAGTTCTGCGCGGTGACTTCGCAGTAGCGTTGCTGGCGCGTCAGGCCCTCCATGGCCCGATACAGGATCATCCCGACCTCGGGATTGTCCTTCATGCCGGCGTCCTCGGCGCGCTTGCGGTCCTCTTCGCTCCACACGTCCCATAGGGCTTGGCTGTTGATGCCGCCGCCGTATTCCGGGTGGTAGACCGTCGCGGGCAGATAGAAGATGCCGCGGTTCAAGTCCGGCTCAAGCCGCTCGATGCGATCGTTCTTCGAGTGCGTGCCGTCGCGCGTGGTGTTCAATTCCTCAATCTGGAAATGGTTGTTTTCCCGATCCATGTTCTCTTCGATCACTTCCAGATCGACTTGCATGCCGTACTGCTCGTAGCCGACGCGGCAAAGCTGAACACCGGGGAAAGCGTCCCACTTCGCCTTCAACTGCTTGATGAGCTGCCAGCGGCGCGACAGCTTCATCTTGTGGCAGTAGCCGTCGAGCAAATACTTGTTGCCGCCCTGGTCGATGCCCATCACGGCGATGGCGGTGCGATCCGAACGCTTCGACTTTCCCTTCGACGGATCGATCATGATGTAGACGTTCAAGATCGAGGGGATCACATCGTAATGCTTGAACGATGTGGTCGAGAAGGTCGACTCGTTGCCAGCCAGCGGGTTGAGCAACATCTGCGCGTTGACGGTGGACTTCTGCGCCGTCTTGACTTCATCCCACCGCTTTTGCGTCAACAGGATCGGCTTGCCTTTCAGCGTGCCGTCCTCGGTGGCGGGGTAGCGCCGCTCTTTCAGCACCTTGCGTTCGAGCATGATGCCGTAGCTGTCAGCGAACGAATACCGTGTGCCGAAGTGCCACTTCCGGGTGCCGTTCAGAACGCCGAGGTTGTCCGACAACTCCCACCGGATCGTCACCTTCTTGATGGTGTCGGGGTTGTCGATCATGGTCTCGTCGATCAGATCGTCGTAATCCAGCAGCTTGTAATGCTTGCCGGTGCGCATGCCGTCGATAACGCCGAACGCCTCGATGGTGGCTTCTTTCGGGTTGCCCTTGCGCTTGACGACGATGCCCTTCTCGCGAGACCACAGCGGCGCTTCCTTGCGCGGGTCTTGCCAGAACACATCGGGGTGGATGCGCTTCAAGTTCTCGTTGCGCTCAAGCTCTTCCTGAATCTGGATCAGGAACGGCAGCGCCACCTTGTTGGTGCCGGACATGATCGCAATGGTGATCTCCGGGTCACGGATGATCTCCTGAATACAGCCAGCGAAGGTGCCGATCGACGACTTGTAATGATACCGCGCCCACAGATCGAGGTGACCGTCAGGGCTGGCCTCGACTTCGCGGCACCGCTCGAACAGCCACGGATGCCAAGCATCCTGACGGTTCAGCGTCCACGTCAGCAGATAGAAGCGGTCGTTCGCATTGAGCAGCGCGCGCCCGTTGTCGTCGAGCTTCGGCGCAATCCTTCGATAGAAGTCCATCGTCTGCCAGAAATCGAGGTACGGCAGATACGTGGTGATGAACCTTGCAAGTGACTGGTTCGCGACGGTGAGATACCGCGAGCCATACAGTTCACGCGCCATTGGCCTTGAACAACCTCATCCAGGCGCGCTTGAACTCGCCGCACCATGATGTGTCAGCCACGGCCGGGAACGGAAAATGAAACCCGATACCAGCCTCCGGCACCACCGCAGGCGGCGCGCGGTGGCAATAAAGCTGCTTACCCTCCGGTTCAGCGAAGCGGCACGATTTGCAACGGCCCTTCATGCTGCCTCCATCCCTTCCCTTTTCAGGAAGTTCGTGATCGCGGCGGCCAGCGGATCGACCGTCTCGGCCTCCTGATGATCGATCACGCGCGGGTTGTTCGGGTCGAACCGCCGCGGCTTGGCTCCCGGCGTGGTCAGGTCCGGCATCATCACCGTGGTCTTGGCGATGCCCTCGGACTGCGCGACCACCATCATCGAGTTGTCCTTCGGGATCGTGGCGAGCTTGTCCGCGATCTCGATCGATTCTTCGAGCAGCACAATGTTGTAGACGCGCCGGATCTTGCTCTCGATCTCAGCCACCTGCGGCTCGCTCAAGCCCATCAACTCGCGCATGCGGGCGAGGCGGGCCATCAGCTTGATCTCCTCGACGGGCGGCGCGATGGCTGCCTCGATGCCGGTCTGCTTCGGCGCGGTCTCTTGATCGGCCGAACCGTCCTCGGTCCCCGGCATCCGCTTGAGCGTGGTCGCATCCTTGATGGCCCTCTTATTGGCCTTCTCGGTCGCGCGAATCTTCTCATCGACCGGCTTGGTGGCGCCGGGCAGCAGGATCTCGCGAAACTCGTTGCGGATGTAACGGTCAACCGACGACAGCGAAATGTCGAAACCGCGCTTCACCAGTTCGGTATGCAGCTTGCGGCGGCTCGGGGCCTGCATCTGCGTGTAAACGGCCTTCACCTGTGCCGGTGTCGGCATGCCTTGCGGCTCGAAATTCGCTGCGTCGATCATGCTGGGGTTCCAAACATGCTGAGATCCGGCGCGCTCGATGGCTGCTGCGCGGATGGCTGCGGTTGCTCGGCAAGCTGGCCGAACGATGAAAAGTCTGGACCGGGGCCGCCCGTCACGGCAGGCGATATAGCCGGTCCAGCGGAGGCGGTTTCCACCGGCTCTCCGAAAGAGGCGAAGTCTGGCACCTCGGCGCCGAACTTGGCTTGGCGCCGGCCGATGTCGGCCATGATGCTCGAATTGAGCGCGCCGACCGTTCCGGCCTTGGCGAAGTGCGGGTTCTCGCGCATTTCGCGCGGGGTGAACACGGTATCGACCGGCGTGTTCGGGTCCATGCCGAGCATGCGCCCGGCGCGCACGCCGCCGAAATGGTGCCCAAGATAGGTCTCGGTGTCGCTGGGATCGCGCCCGAGCGGCCCGGCCATTTCCTTCTTCACGTCCTTGATGAACGCGCCCCAGCCCTTCGCCTGGGCATAGGGGTCATCGGAATCACCGACGCCGTACTTCGATCGAAGGTCGCCCTTCATCTGGTACATGCCGCGGATCGTTTTCGAGTTGCGAGCGCGCGGGTTGAATCCGCTCTCGCGGTCGGCAATCGCCAGCGCGAGGCTTGGCGGGATACCTTCTTCGGCCGCCGCGCGCAGGATCGCGGCGCGTTCGGCGGCAGACATCAGGGCGAAACGTAGGACGCGCTGGCTGAGACCGACGCCGTCGTCAGCGGGTTGCTGCCATCCTCGCGCAGCACCTCCATCCAATTGACATAGCCGCTGCAACTGACATTGATCGCGCTTCCTTCCGGGGCAGGATCGGTCAGCAGATCGATGACGGCAGCGGCATTGGTGAGGGCGGCGGCCTTGTCGCGAGCGTGGATCGGCTGGCTTTCGACAACCTTATCGAAGGCATCGGACACCGCGACTTTGGCGGCTTCCTTGGTGTCAGCCTTGACCGAAAACGAATAGCTCATGGACCTTCTCCTGTTGCTGGAGCCCGGTGACGGGATCGAACCGCCGACCGTCGAATTACAAAAACGCCGCTCTACCGCTGAGCTAACCGGGCTGCTCTACCCCGCAACAATTCCGATGACCAGTGGAAACACCGGAATGCACCAAGGCGGGTGCCCCGAAGAAGTTTGCCGTTTCAGACGAATCGCCCGCCTTGGTGTTTTGGGACTGTATCGATGTCTCAAATCGCGTCAATGGCCTTGTGAGACAGTAGGAAGTGAGACAGTCGAGTTATGCACGTAAACTGGCGGCACACCGAATCGATTCACTCGGCATCCACGGCACCGTCTCGTATCTCCTGCTCGATCTTTCGATAGAAATCGCCGCCACGGCGCGATGCCAGGGGCAGCCATTCGTCGCCGTTCCAGATGCGCTGATCCACGATCATCGCCCAGCCGAGGCGGTCAACGTACCGGTCGTCATAGAGGTACGGGTTCTTGTAGAAATCCTCGATCTGCCCGCGCCAGTACGGGTCGGGTGCCCGGTCCACGCTACGGGCAAAGCCGGGGTTTAGCTGTAGCATAACCACAGCTAAACCTATGGCAAGGCGCAAGGTCACGCCTTGGTTGCCTCTGGCTCTGGCGCGGGGCCTTCCTCCCACGTCGAGGTGATCGTGTAGATGTGGCCGCCGCTCTCCTTGTCCGGCTTACTGCTGCTGTTCGTGCCGACATGGGCCGGGTTTTTGAACTGTTCAGCGGCGAGCGCGCGGTGCTTCTTGATCTCGTCGAACGCGCCAAGCGGGTCTGCGGTGGTGGTCGTGAACGTCTTGCGCATGGTCAATCCTTCAAGTTTGCGCCGAGCCTTGCGAAGGCGTCGGCGTTGGGGAGGGTGATCGGGCGCAGGATCGGCTGACCCTGCTTTCCGAGGCCGATGTCCCCGTAGCGGCTGTTCTTGGGATCGCTGCTACGGGATAGCGTGGATTTGGCGCCGCGCGACAGGCACGGCGACTTGTCGATGTGGACGCGCTTCTTCATGGCACCAGCCCATTCTCGACGCGCAGCGAACCGGCTGCGATCTGGCGGCGCCTGCGGGTGGCTTCTCGGCTGTTCGGGTCGCGATTGACCTCGTAGGCGAAATCACGCCAGCCACGACGGGTGTTTACCCCGCGGCTTTTGGCTTTCTTGGGCGGCGACCTCGGCGCGATGGTCAGATCCCGCGCACCAGACATGAATCGCGGGCTGTTGTACGACACGATGCCGGCCATCACCGCGCCCATGGCGGCGCCAGCGGTGTGCAGGAATGAACCCATAAATGCCTTGCGATAGAACATGGCTCACTTCCTCCGCTTCGGCTTGTCGGTGACATCGAACTCTTTGGCGACGGCCGACAGCACGCGGCCGATGTCGGCGCGCATGTTCGACGGCGGCTCCTGATCGAGCAGGACGAGGCTTTCAACCATGTCCTTGGCGAAGTTGCGCCCGGTGATCGGGTCTTTGAAGGCGTCCATAACCTTCATCAGCCGCTTGTGCTGGTTGCGGGCCTTGCGAGCGTCGTCCTCGTAATCCCCGATGGTGCCGTTGTTGATGCGGCGCTCAAGCTCCTGATCCTCGGAACCGCGCACCGGCTCGAAGGACTGGCTCTTGGTGGTGCGGCGCATGCCCGGCGCGATGTGGTATCGCTCGAACATCCGCATGATGCTGGCGTACTTGAGGCCAGCGAGGCCCTGAATCGGCGTCAGGTGCTTGAAGAACACCAGGCGCGGCAGCGGCGCGATGAACGCCGGATTTGCGCCGAGGCGCACCAGTTCATCGAAATTGTCGGTCAGGCGTTTCCATCGGACGTTTTCCCCACCTCGCTTGTTCTTCGCGCGGGACTGGCCGCTCCCGCGACTTGGTTTAACTGCTGAGATCGTTTTGATCTGGTCGTTCACGGTGATGGCCCCTGCTGCCTGCATTGATGTTGTGCCCATTGTGGAAGGTTGGAGGTGACGCATTTACTATCCCGGTGCCGTTGGTGGCGGCACCGGGTATTGGTTTCATGCTTATCCGGTTGGGACACACAGCCCTAGATGTTGTGGTCATGCTGGCATCCTCTAGCGAGTCCAATCAGCGCATCCCGAAACAGCAGCGGAGTGGCGGAAGCCGCTTTCCCGCTGATTGTCGGCTTATTGCGGGCTTTTCCCCGCTGGTCATGAAACCCGATTTGATGGCTACCATCCGGCCGATCCCACAACAGATCAGCGGGGCGGCGTTTGCCACGATAGAGCAGCCAAGTCCGTTTGCGGGCGGCATGGCCATAGGCCGATTGCCAAACTTCGCACACCCAAAGGCCGTCGCCAGCATATTGCCATCCCAATACCGCTTTGTCGGGCCGGGGGAGGCCATACGCCTTCCAAGCATCGCTAAAGGCTGGATGTTCAAGAACGCCGCCACATCGATCGAGGGCCGTCAGTGCGGCCTTGAAACACCCGCCATCATTTCCGGGCCGGTTATGCTCGCCGCCCCAACGCTTGAAGTTCACATGGGCGAAGCGCGTCCAAAGCTGGCAGGGCGGATGGGCGACGACAGGGTGATCGCCGCTGTACAGTCGCGCATCGCGCACCTCGTCCCACGGGTCTACATCGGGCAGGCCGATGTAGGTGCCGGGGTTCTGGACAAAAAGAGCAGCGATCAACATCTAGTAGGTCTCAGCGTTTGTGTGCGTTAACCGGATAGGCATGATTGGTTTAGCTGGCGAAGCGCACTTCGCTGTGCGCCTTGCCCATTTCTGGATCGGTCTCGGCGCTGCCGATGCGCATGCGGCCGGTGGCGCTGTAGCCCGCTGACACCAACGCATCGAGTACCTTGACTACTTCGAGGCCGGAAACCACGAGCGCAGCAGGGAGGCCGGTGCTGCTCTGCGCCTCCATCAGCTTCATGCGCGCGATGAACGCCGACACAATGCGCCCGTCGATCATGTTGCGCGCGCCGCGCATCTTCGCATCCACACCGGATTCGCCGGATGCCCTGCCGCTCGCGTATGAATACTGCATCATCTGCGCGATCTCGGCCGCCACCTTCTCGATGCCGCCCTTCTTGCGGCCGAGGGCCGCCCATTCCTTCGCGCGGCGCGTGTCCGGATTATCCGGAGCAACATTACCGCCAGCGATGATGCCCAGCGCATCGATCGCATCGTCATGCTTGGCGGCCTCCTTCGCTGAATCGATCAACCGGCGACCGGCCGACTTCTTCGCAGTATTCCGGCTTCCGCGCACAGCCTTGGCCGCAGCGACGATCTGCTTGTTCGTGAGTGTCGTCGGGTCGGACTTCAAAACAGCCTTCGCTGCTTCAATCCGCGCCGCCTTACGTTTCGCGCGCCGCGCCTTGTTCACCTTGTCCTTGCGCTTCTCCCAGCGGATCTGCGCTGCGGTTTTCTTCGTGCCCATTGGTAGTCTCCGGTTGTGCCCGTAGGCGGTTATATTCTTCCATCCATGCGACCGATCGAAGGTAGTTCGGATCGCTGTTGGCCGTGGTGCCGCGCACTGGCTCGGGCGGCAACGAGGGAAGGTGCCGGAGCTTCGCGCGTTTGCGAATGTTCCAGTAGCTCATTGCGACGGTTGCTCCGCGATCTGTGCCTCGGTGTCGGTGATGTAGGTCAGGATCAGGTTGCGCATGTCGCGCACCAGTGGCGCCACGGTGGCTGCCGGCCGCAATGAAATCTCGCGATCGGCGCGCTTCACCACCTCACGCGCGAGGGCGACCTTGGCGCGCTTGGCTGTGTTCGGGTCGATCGGGGTCTTGTCGCGTGACATTTCAGGCTCTTTCCAGTTTCCGGCCGGTGGCCGGGTCGATTCCATTGCGGGTCAGGATGTCGGGCGGGCACTTGCAGCCGGTCATGCCCGGCTCGGGACCGAAGTACTTCGTTGACCAGTGCGAGTTGTTGGACTTCCAGCGCATCACGGCCTGCTCGTAATCGGCTGGCTCCGGCTGCTTGTTCACGCTGATGCGCGGCGGCGCCTTCGCCACGGCGGCCTTCTGGCGGTCCTTCCAGCGTCCCCACCATTTCGTCCACGAGGCGTCCCAGCTTGCCGAGAACGCGCCGCGCTCCTGCATGTACGCCACGAACATCACCAGCTCGTGTTCGATCACGGCCATGTCGCCGCAGTCGGCCATGGCGGTCTCGATCAGCTTTGCGCCGGGCCGATAGTCCGGTGCGATCTGCGTGTCGGTGATCATCACCGGCGCTTGGACTTCCCCGACCTCATCGACAGCCTTCGAGGGAGCGAGGCCTTCTCTCTCGATAGAGAGAGAATGTTCTTGTTCTTGTGTTGTGTTCAGCTTCGGCTGGGGTGAAGCCGCAGCTTTAGCTGGGGCTGTAGCACGGGTACGGCTGGGGCTTGGTTTCTGGCTGGGGCTTGGCTGCGGCTGAACCTGTGGTGCAGCCGGGGATTGGGTACGGGTGTTTTGACCGGCGCGCTTCGCCTGCTTGGCTTCTGCCCCGGCTTTACCCTTGGCACTGGCCGTGGCATGGCGCTGGCAGGCATCGACCATTTCCAGCTCGATCCGTTCGTGAACCCACCGGCCACCGATGATCTTGAAATATGGCTGGATGGCCTTGCGGTGCTTTACCCATGCCTCCGGCGACAGCTTGGCGATGGCGGCCAGGATGTCGTCATCGTCGGGCGGCGCTTCCGCGGTCGAATAGTAATC